AATAATTCAGGATTTTCCAATTCTACATCAAAAAGCATTGGATGGCAAAGTTCATCTATCAAATAACACGAAGACTTACAGAGGTCTTCTGGTTCATATGCGAGTGACTGACTTGCTGCTTCCACCACCTCTCCCATATGCAGTGCGGTGTGTGGCAGGTCATCAAATGTGAATGGGATTCCATTGATGAAATACATCAAAACAATTTGAGTTCCCTTGTTATACCAACAATAAGCAGTATCTATGCGATATTTCATAGACAACAGATTTTTGATTATTTAGGTAGGGCGAGGGGGACTTGAACCCCCACGGGCAATGCCCAACAGATTTTAAGTCTGGTGTGTCTACCGATTTCACCACCGCCCCAAGAAATCACCCAGAATAGGTGATAGGATGATACTTCAAATACTCCCAGAATGTCAACTTCATTTCTTTTTGTGTCATTCCACAGTGTTTTGCTGCTTGAGGTAAGTTCCACTTTACTGTAAAAAGTGCCTCATTTGCTTCTTTGACGTTTTCTGGTGTTGTTTTGACTGGAGTTTCGTAAAGTGCTGCTTTGTTAATTTTTAGTAGACTCATTTTTTTAAAAATCATCGTGCGTAAAAATTTTGCCGGAATTTTTTTCCTCCAAAAATGAAACTTAAAGTGGATTTGCGTATGAGAGTGTGTCTTCATCCACAGTCGAACGAACAAAGTTTAGCACATTCATAAATTCTTGAATGGTTTCGCAGTTCACTTTTTTTTCTGCACCCTCGTTAGAGTACAAATACACGGTTTTTTTAAGGGGATCAACTACGCATCGTGCTAGATACTCATTCTGCATTCATCTTGTCTGTTGATTACCCACATACTATAGCATAGAGTATGGGTGGTGTCAACCGGTTGCGAGATATGGACCACCATTAGCAGGATTGTTTAGAATTGAAAGTATAGAAGTATTTGTAGTGATGGAAGTATTTGCTATAGAAATCGATTTATTGATAGACCAATATTTTAATTGTCTTCTGTGTTTATATCTTTTTACTGAAGTTACCGAATTTGTATAACTTGAAATACTTACCCTCAGTGCGGCAATTTCATTAATCAAGTCAGTGATAGAACTAGCCCAATCTGAACAAGACCCACCTCCTCCGGTAATTTGAAATACGGTTCCAATAAAAGAACCAGTATTGATCCCAAGTCTAGAAGATATTCCAATACCAAGATTAGATGAAGTTATTGTTTCGTCTCCTGGATTTTCAAGAGGGTTGAGTGATATATAATTTCCAACTTCTAAATTTGGATATCTATAAGCAACCAAAGTATCTGCGTATACTGTACCATATCCAACAACAGCCGTAGTTGCCAGACCAACATTATTTCCTGCTGTCACTCCTATTCCAATAGCAATTATTCTATTCTCTCCGTTTGCATAAACTCCAGAAACTCCATCGGCAGTGTTTCCTAAAGTACATGTTGGATCCAACGTTGGAGGAGTATTGGCAGAAGCTGATGCTGCAATATTTACAATCTCTTGCTTTTTTGCATTGATACTTGCGACAATTCCAACCAATACATTATCAATATAAGAACAGGGTGCAATCCATTTTTGCAACTGATTAGATGCAATTCCAGCAGCTACTTTCAGAGATCCTGTCGTTGCTATTCCAAGAGAATAATTTGTTGTTGTTAATATTCCTGTGATTGATAATGTAGTTTGAGCAAATCCCATCTTAATTACCCTCTAAATTTACATCTTTGTCAAAAGGTTCCCACTGCGGATTTCTGCGATCATAATCCCAACCACCAATTAGAAACTGCTTATTATCACCTGGATAATCGTCAGGTGTCTCTCCGTCATAAACAACGATTAGTTTTTCATCGTGATTCATTGGATTTAACCACCTTGCTGCCCAAACTTCATAGTAACAATGAATATTTGCACCAACACCAGAGCGAATGATAATATTTTTACCCCACTCAATTCTTTCAACAATTAAATCTTGAGAATATCCAATTTGAGTGAGAGTTACTGTGATGGTTTCTGGATCAATCAATCCATCCCAATATTCTGGTAGTTCAATAACATTCGTATCTTTAATCTTACCTCTTACATAAATTCCTGCTTCTGGACCCTCTGCGACGATGTGTCTAATTCTTTTTCCCTTCTTTTTTGCATGTGGAATATCAAAGGAACTTGCAAGTTTATTTCCAGTAGCTACTCCATTAAAGACAGATGCCGTAACCGATCCAGCAACAACGACATCACCTAAAACTGATGCATACTCAGAATTTAAAATGACTGTATCAGCATCTATGGATAAGCAAGGAATACTACCATTCGCATGACCTACATTTAAAAATTGAGTTAAATTTCCATAGCAATACATTCCAACGTAATCAATTTCATTGTGATATAAAACAACTGCGATATCTGTGATTTTAAATGAGGTATCATTTGGTTCGTCTTTATCCCACTCTAAACCTATTTCTTTGGAACTTGAATCGTAATCATAATTACCAGTTAGACTTAACGGTCCTGTAAAAGTTCCATAGTCTTGAAAAAGAAATGGTCCTGGCATTATGCATCAATCTCCGTTTCTAATTTATGAATGTCTTTTCTTTCTGCGAAGATATGATAAAAACAATCTATTGACATGCTGTAGTTTGATTGAATAGTGATGTACTCTTGTGTAATCTCCTTTACGATTAAATCTTGATGTGATCCAATTGGAGTTAAGGAAACTGTAATTGTATGATAATCTATCAAATTTGTCCAGTATTCTGGTAAGAAAATTTTATCGTTAGCACTAAGTCTTCCTCTTATATAGACGCCATTTTCAGGTCCTTCTAGGCAAGCATGAACTAATTTTTTATTTTCTTTGTTTGGGTGATCAATAATAAAGTTTTTACTCCTAGCCATCAAAGTTTCAGTGTATATTATCTTTGCTTTGATTAGTTCAACGGTAAGTAATTTATCTACTTTTAAAAATGATTTAATTCTAGCGTATGTTTTTACAAATAAAGAATATTTTGGTTTTTCTGGTGTTTGAAACTCATTTGTAGTTTCCGATATACTAATCGTACCAAATTCAGTTCGTTCATTTGCATCATTTCTTGTGTATGCATTAGAGTTTCCAACATGCAAAGGACCTTCAATGTAAGCAGAACCTGGTGTTTCTCCTGTTTTTTCAATAGGTTCTAATAGAGGACTTGATATAGCAGCATCAGTTGCAACCTCTAGATAAACTGTTTGTACTACATCAGATTGGGACATTTTTTATTTAGCAGTAAGTTTTCTTTTGAAAGGAAGTGCTTTTTTCAGAGGCCCTCCCTGAGATGAACTACAAAATGATTTTGACATAGCTGCTGACATTTCAGCTAAACCAGATACTTGTAAAGCATAGTTTCCACTTGAAGCCAATCTCATCATTTTTCCAGATTCTATTTCTATATTTGGTGCGCTAATAGAAACTTTTTGTCCTCCTTTAATATGAACGTTGCCTTCATTAACCTTTCTTACATTAAAACCAGACTGTATATGTATATCTCGTGCTAATAATCTAATGCTCCCATTTTCACATGTGATTGAAATATCTCCATTTTCGGCAATCATAAAAATACCACTACTCGTCTCTGGTGTCTTTTTACCTGCCTTAACTGCAAATGTTCCAGGTGAACTAAAAAGTGTCCATCCGGAAGATTCTGGTCCACGATTTACATCAAATGACATATAATGCTCTGGGTCATATCCAGATGAATGTTTGTAAGCAAAAAATGTTGTTTGATCATCCCAATATTTTCCCTTTTCAATAATTACATCTGCAGTTGCATCATTTCCGCCATACTTGCTATGATAATCAGCCATTTACTTTACCTACACAATCAATTACGCTTATGATTTTATCTTGTCCCAACTTCTGAGCCTCCTCTTTTGTTGTTCGTTTTACCTTCAGTACAGCAAACATATCTGCATTAATTCCAGTTTTAGTATTGCATATTTTAATTGATGGTCTCTCAGTAACAAATGTACCTCTATTTAGAATTCTAACATTAATTAACCTACCATATGGATCGAATTGAGGTTCAAGTTTAGCACCATTATCAGGAGTAATGCAAATCTTATCGTCGAGAGAATAATTAATTCCAGTATTTTTAATGATAACATCATCAAGTTCTAAAACGACATTATAGGTATCAAGAACAGAGGTAGAGGTGTCTGAATCAATTTTAGAGGGGATTGGTGGAATTGTTACTACACAATCTTGATGAAATGTATAAGTATTGCCAGACTTAGTAAATTTACAATCCGGTTTAATTTCTCCTAATGTCGGAGACAAAATAATTGAACAACCGGAATTTACGCCAGCAGTGCCACCTGGAAGAATCGTAATAGGAATATTTGGATAATTATTGACTTTTTTATTACACTCGGTTTCTATAGCAGGTGCAATTGAGTTCGTGCCGATACCAGATGAAACTGAGTCCGTGCCGATACCAGATTTGATTTTCTGTTTAAAAGATTCAATTATCGGTCCCAAGTTTGGAAATGTAAATACACTGGTATCAATGACAAAATCAGCTCCACTCGGAAGAATAAGAGCATTTGCATTCAATCCAACATCTACGCTGGTAACTCCAGAAGAACCTAAACTTCCATTAGGTTTCTTTAGATATCCAGTCCCACCATCCACGACTCTAACACCTACAATTTTACCACAATTTTCTCCACTTGTTCCAACAATTACCTCTGCTTTTGCTCCAGAACCCTTTCCACAAGGATCATCAAAATATACAAAAGGATTTGAATAATAGTTAATACCGGAACTTAATATATCGACAGCAAGAATTTCACCCGAAGATCCAATAATCGCATTTGCAGCAGCACCAATTCCACCCCCACCAAACAATTGAACTGCGGGAGGCCCACATAATCCAGGACCACTCAGACATTCTGATATAGAACCTGCTGAAGGTGGAATCTCAGATGGATTACCTAAAAAGTTGCTTAAACTTGTAGATGGTGATGATCTAATATTTTTTAATTCTTTTGAATATTCATCATCTTCACTTGGTTTTGGACCATCTAACCAGGACCAAATTTCTACCTCTGGACAAGGATCTTCTTTTTCGCAAGATAAAAAGCTTTCAATAGCACTCACAAAACTTAATGCTTGATCTAAGCTTCCACTAGCAGCTCCTAAGAATGCACTAAGTGGGGCTAAAATCATATTTAAAACACCTTCAATTGGTCCAATAATACTATCAAGAAGTGCTCCTATCATACTATCAATTATACACTGAGCAGCATTAAGGATCTTATCCAGCATGTTTGAAAGAAAATCAACAAGAAGATCAAACAAAGAATCCATTATTTTATCAAAAAGACAAGAAATAATATCAAGAATTTCTTGTAAATTTTCACCTACTTTAATTTGGTCTTTTGCTCTAAGTGTGTTAGCTAGTTTCTCATATCTTTTTTTGATCTCATTAATTACCCAATCTCTAAACTTATTTAATTTCTCTTGTATAAATCCATTAATAATTCCCGCACATTTTCTAATTTCTGCTGTTATGTTTGCAATTTCGTTCAAAGATGGATTAATGTACGTGTCATTAATTCTTTGCATTCCTTTTATTGCTCTAGTTAAATTTTTAATTGCTGATTTTATTTTACTTTTGTTTTTTTTATCCTTTTTGCAAGCATTCGCAAGAGTATATTCTTTATTATCTTGTTGTTGATTGACTTGTGTCTTGGACCTTATATCTCCGGCTCCATTACCCCCTTCTGGATTTGCTGGTTTTGCTGGGTTGGGTGTTGTAGCACTTACCGTGACTGGTGATGTCGCATTAGGTGGACCAAATTTAGCACGTGCAGTAGCAGCAAGAACTTTTTGTTCTAATGGCTCACCACTTAGTCCTGCTGCTTTTCCTTCTTCTCTAGCTTTTTTAGCTGCTTCAAATTCTGCCTTTGTTGGAGTTAGATCAGTGCGAAGAATTTTTTTCAGTTCAGCAGCGGGCATCTGTTCATAGTTAGTATTAGAAGGTTGTACACCTCCACCTGCCGCTGCCGATCCACTCGAAACTGGAATTGGTGGTGCATTAGTTCCTCCTTGAATTCTATCCCTTTGAACTGCTGCTGGATCCCTTTGACCATGAGATGGAACTTGTTTTCCAGTTGAGGTATAACCCGAAAATGGTTTAAATCCTAATGAAGGTAAAGACTTTGAAAGAATTGTTTGCGTTGAATTTCCAAGATGACCGATAATAACAGGTTGCTGCCCGTTATCTCCATCTAAAAAGAAACCAAAAACAAATTCACCACCAGAGAACCTAGGAGTTGTTGTGTTTCCCCCCGAACCAGATCCAGCGGTCGTTGGCAACATTACCAAAGCCCACGGTAACTCTTCATCAGAAAGGGTGGTTAAATCTGATGTGTGGTATCCAAGAATTCGTACCTTTACTCTATACTGAAATCCAGGTAAATCTGATGGACTATTTTGAGGTAGAGTTGGTAAATTTCCGTTCCAAATTTTTGCATCAGGAACTTGACCGATCCACCAAATGAAACCGTCTCTTCCTATAAAATTTTTGGAAAGTAATCCTGAGTCAAGCATTAGTCTTCATACACTCTACATTCTGAAGCATCTGGATGTGTATCACAATACAATTCTAATGAAGTTGGGTCGTGGTCTTCTCCGGGATGATTTTCCTTATATATTTTTAAGTCGTGCAACTCTTCTTCAATATGACGACGTTGTTGAGAAGAGATCGTAGGATCATTTAAAATTTTTTCATCCTCTTGAATATGTTTTTCTATGCTGTCCATAGTAAAATAAAATAGTTATTACTATTTAACTACTTTTTACCAACAGAATCTCTAACTAAATTCAAATAAGTATAATGAAATTTTCTAGAGACATATTGATTAATGTCTGCAATTAAATAGTTACCACTTAATTCTTTATTAACTGAATTTTCTGCAGTATTTCCTGATGATGGGTTTGGAAACTCGCAGTAAATTATATCTCCAGCGTGTAAAGAAAAATCACCTGGTACGGTAATTGAAATTTTGTTTGAAAAAAGTTGATTAAATCTTGCAATTGATTGATGAAGATTTAAATCTTTACTGTCGTTCATTTGACTTGGATTTTGTCTCCAAGATTCTAATTGTTTGCCCCCAGTTGTTCCCGATGGGAGATTGCCGTTATCTTTTACAAGACACATTAAACGGCAAGGTTTATCTGGATCTAAAAATTGTTGGTCAATAAAGTCAAGTTTTTTTCCTGCTGTAGTTGCATTATTTTTTTGAGGTGATGATTTTACAACTAATTGTTGATCACTATCCGTTCTTCTTTCCGGTGCAATTCTTTGGGATTCCGTTGCTGAATTTATAACCGCATCTACCTTGAAAGTGTATGGATCAAAATATATTATTCTTGTGTTGTATGTCCCAATTTGCATTTTATTTTGAATATTAATATTTTCATCAATAGAATATTGTAGAATCTTTTTAAAAGATCCGTCTGAATATTCATCAGATTTGCTTGGAGGAGTATTTGTATAGATGTATTTGTTCTTTGCAGGTTGACCTAATAAACCATCAACAGATTTAAATTTATACCCCTCTGAAGTTTTGAAAAAGAAAAACCCAGCACAAGATCCAGACTTACCAAGAGGAATAGCTTTGGGTGATAACCAATCTAAAATATATAATGGTTTGCGATCATTACCAATAAAATTGTAAACGTTTTCTGTGTCCTCCACATCAAGTTCAGAGTCATTTAAACCAAATATTTTTCCATCTTTCAAAATACTTTTGATTGTTTCAGATATTTTACCACCATATCTTCTCACAACTCTCGTCTGTTCATTTGACAAATACTCTCTTGGGAACAAAGACATCATAAAAGATGCTTTTTGTGTTCCTACATCACCAGACTTAATTGTATTTGTATATAAAGTTTGTTTGAATTTAACTCCTTGAGAGTCTTCTAAAGCAATTTCAACTTCTTCACCACCCCTCAAAAATCCAGATAAAACATTGGTCTGTGATCCCTCAACAACACCAGCACCAACGTCAATTGCAGCAACATCCATAGAAGAAGTCGCATTCAAAATACTTTCATAGTAATTCAGTTCGGCAACACCGGAGAGAAAATCAACAACACTATTCGGACCTTTTTTGACAAGAAAAGTCAGAAATTTAGCTTCTTTGATTGATTTTAAATCTAAATTTGACATTATGCTGTTGCTTTATTTACTGCGATTTCATAATCTAATTTATTATTATTTACACCACCACCATCAGCAACAATCATACCTCTACCAGATTGGTTTTGGTTCATCGGAACATATACAATTTGTCTGACCACTTGTAATTTTGTTAAAGGTCTATCATAAGATGCAAATCTAGAAACACCTGAGTATGATGTTGCGGATGGAGAGTATGGTTTTGATGGTGTCATTTTTACTTGTGATGGTTGCATTGGAACATTTTTAGCTCCAACTTTAGATTTTTTATCTTTACCTAAATTATATTTCTCAGCATTTTTTAGTATGTCTTCGGCAAATCCAAACCTATTACCCTCTACAGAATAACCTTCGTATCCTTTAATGAATTTCTTGTGTGCTGATTTATCATTTCCTTTCATCATTGAAAGTCCAGCATTATATGTTTGCCCCTCTACAATTGTGTATTCTAGTTGAGCATAAAAGTCACCAATCTGTTTATTGTTTTTTTCTGCCCATTTTTGATATCCTAACCATCTAGCCCCAGCAGCTGGATCAATCCTCCATTGAGCCAATCCGAATGCTTTTCCATTATCACCTATGGCATCTGGTCTTAATCCGGATTCTTGCAAAAGGTTTCCAACCATATAAGCGGCACCAGTATCAGAAAATCCTTTTGACTTATAAAAAGCAAGTGCTGCTTTGATTTTGTCATCTTTACCTGTAGGAACATTGACTGGTGCAGGAGCGCTACCATCCGGTTCTTTATCTCCACCACCACCAGCTCCTCCAGCTGCTTTCTTAGCTTCCTCTGTTGCATTAAGCATAATAAATTTAATCAACCCTTGTAAAGGAGATAATGTATCATATAAAGCTTTTCCTAAAAATTGAGTAATTGCATTTGACAAAAATAGACCAAAATCTCTTCCAACTACTTTCTGAACCAGGTTTCCTAATCCTGGCATTGTTTTATCTAAAAAATTATAAATTGATACTGCTAATGGGTTTCCAAGAAGATTTCCAATTCCCGCAGCAATTCCTAATGCATTGGACTTTGAAAATCTTTCTTTACCTAAAGCTAAACTAATTCCCAATGCGGCAAATGGACCAATACCTGCTGCACTTGAAGAAATTAAATTTGCAACATCAGTAAATCCACCAAAAAGTTTTTCACCAATCCTATCTGTTAATTGAGGATCTGCAGAAATTTTGCTTATAATTGGATTGGATGAAGATGTTCCTTGTTGTTGAATTGCCTTTTGAGATGAACCAAGACCTCTAGATGCAGATGCAGTTGATTTTGGTTTTCCACTAAAAAAGTTTTGAACTCCACTTACCAATCCACCAAAGAAATATCCTTTTGGTTTTTCAGTTTTTTTCTTTGGTCCTTTCTTTTTATCATCTGGTTTATTTGCGAACATATCATATACTGCACCACCTAATAAGTCACCCAAAAATCCACCAAGAATTGTTCCTGCAAATGGAACAGGGATTAAGGTTCCAAGTCCTGCGCCAAGAGTAGCACCAACTGCTTTTGCTGCTGCTCTTCCTGGTTTCTCTCGCAATATTGCGAGATTGATAATAAAATCAATCAGTCCACCAATGATGGGTATTCTACCAAATACTTTTCCAGCTAATCTTAATCCACCTCTACCCAAAACTCTTGCTGCTAATCTGGTAGGTAATCTTCCTAATCCTCTACCAAAAAGTTTACTACCACTTTCTGTTCCACCCAAAGAACCCATCATTCTTTGAGGTGTTATTCTTCCTTTATCTACATATCTACTTAAAACATTTTTTGTTGCTTGTGTAGAATTTAAACCTTTTGCTTTCTCTAAATCATATAATCTTGCAAAAGCATCACCATATTTTTGTCTTATTAAAGCTCTCTTAGGATCGTGCTCTCTAAGAAGTTCTTTTGCACTTTTTAATGGACCTCCTTTACCTCCACCACCTCTCTCAGGTCTCTCAAATAAATCCAATCCATCAGCAACAGCAGAAAAAATATCACCGATGATAATGCCTGCCATCAAGGCATCTATGATACTAAACTTCTTATCAATTTCGTTAATTGCTACAGCAAGGTCTTTTTCATTCTTATCAATTTGAGCTCCAGTAATGGAACCCAACATTTTAGTTCCAGCAAGAGTAACGTTATACAACGCAGACCCTAAAGCATTGGTAATGGGACTTAAGTATTTTTGAAGTATCTCTACTCCTTTTAAAAAGTTACTTACACCTTCCATTATTTTTGGAAGATAATCAAAGAAGGTATTAACCAACCATCCGACAAACAAAAGAGTTAATGCATTTTTAAGTCGATCCAAGAAACTCATTCCAGGAATACGAGGTTTGGGTAAATTTAAAGTATTTTTTTTAGATTTACTTTCTAATTGCTTTTCTTCTTTCTCCTTTTCTTTTTTATCCTCAGTATCTCTTTTTTTGATGATTTCTTTTGTTTCTTCTTTTGCCCTTTTGCTTATAATACCATTTATCTTGACTAAAGTTCCGTAAATTGGAACTAGTGCTCCACCAGAAACCCCACCACCACCTTTAGAACTGGGAGAAAATTTACGAACAGCACCTACATTAGAAACTTTAACCATAGAAGATGAGAGTTTTATCCCTCTACTTCCTGCCTGTGGTAATAGTTTTTGTGATGAAATTGCCATTTTTATCTAACGATTTGTCTGGCGGCTGCAGCACCAACACCTTGAGGGTCTTGTTTTGCTGCTGATCCAGATAGAACTGAACTTTCTGGTGCTTGTCCTTGTTGACCTCCAGGAACACCGGTGATTTGGTCTATTGTTGGAAGAACATCAATACCTCTAGCATTAAAGGGTTGAGTGATGTAATTTAGATAAGCAGATGTCATTCTCCTTTCTTCTTCCGAGGCAAAAACAATTCCTTTTGATCCCGTTGATTGCGTTGATTCCGTTGATGATGTTGTGTCTTCTCCTGGAGGTATAGAACTTTCACCTGATAATGATTCTGCAGAAATACTATCTTTCTTACCCAGAACATAATTTGACCAAACTTCGTGAAATCTCTTTGACCCTTCAATATGAACATGAGGTCCTGTTGATTCTCCAGTGCTGCCTTGAATACCTAAAAATTTTCCTGCTTTAACTGTTTCACCACTTTTTACAAAAAGTTTGCTAAAGTGTCCAAATAAAGCAAGATTTTTTCCACTTGAATCGACAAGTTCTACGGCATTTCCATATCCACCTGCAACGCCAGCATATTTTACTATGGCATCCACAGGAGTTGGAACATTGTAATTTGGATACTTTGGTCCATCTATAATATAATCTTTAGTAATTCCATATTTTCTCACAGAATCACCAGTTCCATGGTGTTTTCTAAGTTGATTAAAATTAACTGGAGCACTTAATGGTGTTAATCCACCGCCCGAACTATGTAAAATAAGTCCACCACCGGAAGCATACATTCTTCCACCAGAATATGTTGGACGGTTTGTTCCACCTCCAAGTTTATTCATAGAAAGTAAGAAGTCTTCACCAAATGTTTTAACTGCTGGTTTGGAGAAAACGATCTCTCCTTCAGTCAGATTGGCAGGGACCCTATCAATTCCAGATGGACCCTCAACTACCCCACCATCATCATACTCACCAACTCCTTGTAACATTCCATATGGACTTGCTGCTCCCATATCACCAACACCACCAACACCCTGAAGACCTAATCCCCTTCCTGCTTGTGCTCGTGCTTTATTTTCTGCTTGAGTTTCTCCTGCCTGTCTTTGTCCAGTGACTTCATTTGCGGCAACAGCAGCTCCTGTAACAGCGAGTGGAACTGCAACAAAAGGATTTCTAACAATTCTAGCAGCTGCACCCAAAAGTCCTCTACCACCTCTACCTCTACGAAGACCAGAGAGAAGACCTTTTCCTTTTGCAAGGTCAGCAATCATTCTAACAAGGAACTTTATTAAATTTCTCCCCAACCACCTAACGACTTTAACTAGTGGATTATTAAGAGCAACATATAAAAGTAATAACTTTCCTGCATTTCTAGAAAGAAAATCTACAATTGCATTAAAAGTTGTAATATTTTTGGGGTCTGATATCCAATCTATAAGAGTATTTGCTACCCACCCCAAAAGTAAAAGACCTATAGCATCACGAATTCTTTGAAAAATACCGATGACAGGCTTAAAGGTTTTTTCAAGTGCGTTAACAATTCCTTTGGAAGTCTTTTCTAATGAAGACTCTTTTGCTGTTTTATCTTCCTTATCTTTACGTGCCTTTTTATCTCTCTCATTTTTCTTTTTCCGTGCTTCTTCTTCTGATAAATTCTTCCAAATATCATTCAGAAGAGAATCAATTTTTCCTAAGATTTCTGCATTATCGTCTACAAAATTTTCTTTAGGTAAAACTCTACGTGATAAAGAACCTGCTGCAGGAGCACGATACTTAACTAACCCCGCACCTCCAGTTTTTCCACTAAAAACTGCCCGAGGATTGATTGTTGTTTTTTTAACTTTTACTGAATTTGTTTTTCCTTTAACTCTTTGAAACTCCTCACGAACTGCCATCTCTTCATCACGGGAAAGACCACCCTTTCCCACACTAATCTCAACTAACTTTTCACGCAAATATCCTTTATAGGATTGCATATCAATTTCATCGGTCTCTTCAAGGCCCAGTATTTTAAGTATGTCTGTGCTTACTTGTTCAACCGCCATTTTGTTGTTTGAGTTTCTCTTCTTCTAAATGTTGTTTTAATAAACTAACATAAACATCTCTTTCCCAAGGAATCCAATTTTCAATATCCCTCAAAGAATATTTATGGTACTGCATCAAGGCAAAGTTTATTTTATAGTATGACTCCAAATCAATATGGTTCATACTCACCCGAAAAAAGATGCTAAGCCCTCCAAAACGACGGTACTCTTAACTTTTGTTTTTGGATTTGTCACTTCAATTTTGTGACTCAACTTTGGCATTGTTTCAAAAAACTTTTCAATTTGTTTAAATTGATTTGAATTTAATTGTTCTAAAAATTCAATTAATTCTTTTTTAGTCACATCCTCCGATGCCCAAGATTCATCTTGATTAAAAATAACATCAATGCAGGAAGCAATTAAATCAAATGATTGTTCTATACTTGCATTATTACCAGTAAAATCAAAATTATTTTTAATAAATTCTTCTAATGATGGATATCTCAATCTCATCGTAAGATTATCATCAAGTTTAATGTCCTTATTATGTTCTTCTGTTTCCTGGACTTCAATTTCATCCAATACAATTTTGACTGGAACTGTCGTCTCTTCATCATCAGGACAAATAATACTAACTTCTACTTCCTCTCCAACAGATTTTCCTCTGATGTTCAAGAACAAGTATTCAATATCAAAAGTAGGTAATCTTTCAATTTTAATTCCCTTTGTAATGATACAATTATTCAAGACATTTTTAATTGCTGTAGAAATTTGCTTATTATCCTGACTTTCTAAAGCAAGAACTAATACTTTTTCCTCTTTAACTAAAAATGGTCTATATTGTACCTCTTGTTTTGTTGAGGGTAATACAAGATGGTATACTGGTGTGGCAATCTTCGGTAAAGGCATTGTGAAATATACAATTCAGTGTGATTATTTATTCAGTATCTTAAAATGTTGCTTTCGGAAAATCTCTTGTTGTTAAAATAATTGGACCTGGACCTCTACCTGCTCCTTCTGGATTTCGTCCAGGAACACGATAGGAAAGATCATTATTTACAATATTTCTAAGTTCAGGTACGTTCTGATTTAATGCTTCTGAAAGTAATCTTTTTTGTGTTGCTGTTCCAACTTTCTTAATCATTTGTCTATTTTGCAATGCATTAATATAAAGATCTTGTCTTCCAGATCCCTGTTGAGTAAGAGGAGTGTTTATGTCTAACCCTGTTGTATCAACGCCAAATTCTGGTTGAGGAGCTGAAGAAGTAGTAGAAGGCACAGCAGATCCAACTCTATCAAATACATATCTATCATATGAAAAAGATACAGAGCATTTTAAAATGTCTGAGGAATCATATGAAACAGGCATAGATGTAATATCAATTGGAAAAGCATTTATAAACCTATAAGAAATTTTATCATAAAGTCCCTCATCTTTATTGAATTTAGCAATATAAAAATTGCACTTATAAGCACTTGGGTAATTAAATCTAAATGATCCCCTTTGACCATTTTCTTCATGAATCGCAGATCCATTTCCATAAGGACTTGCAATATAACTCATCCAAGATTCAAAAAATCTAATAACTTTATACGAACTATCAACATAAAAAGTTAATTGAAGATCATTGTAAATCTTTCGATATGGAAACTTTTGTGAGACACCTGGAAAATCAGTTGTCATCTCTGTCGTTGCAAAAGAGTTTCCTGGTAAGGAAGCTTCATTGCAATACATTCCAATATCACTTGAAACAAAGGCAGGATCTACTCCAAAAGAAGTTAAAATTTTACTAAAAGGAGGAGCTCCTGCATTAGTTTGTCCACCTGCAACAGTTTCATTTACTAAGTGAACATAGTACTGAGAAGTCTGTGCAAGTTTAGTAAATCTACTCAGTATTTCTGAGGTTTTATAATGTCTTACTGGAATATTTCCTGCCATGGAAATAAATATTTTTTAGTGATTATATACTATGTAGATGAGTTACAAAGGAAAGTTTCGTCCAAGCAATTACAGAAAATATAAAGGTGACCCAACCAACATCATTTATAGATCTCTTTGGGAACTTAGATTTATGAAATGGTGTGATACAAATGAAAACATTTTAGAATGGGCAAATGAAGAATTTTGGATTCCATATCGTTCTCCCCTCGATAATCGTGTTCATAGATACTTTCCAGACTTTTACGTCAAAGTAAAAGAAAATAATGGAACAATTAAAAAGTATGTAATTGAAGTAAAACCGATGCGACAAGTTCTTGAGCCAAAGATACAGAAAAGAAAAACTCAAAAGTATATTGCTGAGGTCAAAGAATATGCCAAAAATCAAGCAAAGTGGGAAGCAGCAAAGGAATATTGCAAAGATCGCATGATGGAATTTAAAATCATTACAGAAAAAGAACTAGGGATATGAATAGAATATCCGAAAAAGATCAATCTATTATCAAGTCATACAGAGACCCTGATGATAGAATGATAGCAATTATCGAACTACTAACTGAAATAGATGTCATACCAGATGTAGGGCAACTATATACGTTTGTCTACTCGCCAAAGACACCCGAAATAGAATACGATCAACATCCTTTAGTAGCAGTGTCAGACATTTATCGTTGGGGATTTAGAGGATACAACTTTCACTGGAAATCCCCACACAACTACACTTGGTTAGAGTTAGTTGGTAATTTGCATAAAGTTCGAAAGGAAGAACTAAATACTTTATTAACATTGAACTATCAAAAGTTCAGAATAAATACTTAAAAAAAGTAAATGGGAAGATCGCGAGGATCAAATCCAGACCCTAAAAATCCAGCAAGAGAAATAGGTTCGTTTAATCAATCTTTAACTTTTCAGGCATCCAGCGCTGGAAGAGGTGGCGCTACACCAAATGTTACTACTAACAGAACTTATGTTTTAGAAGCTAATTATCAAACTGGAAATCGAGCATTATATGCTACTAATGCTTTCGGGGGTAGAGGATCTCCAGTTGCAACAAAAAGTCCAAATGGTAGATGGCAAGTGACAGGTGCCCTCTCTAACCCAGATGAAAGAAGTGCATTGCAGCAATCTTTAAATAAAGGTAACTTTGGAAAAACCTTAAACAATGAATTACAAAGTGTTGCCACTGGTGATTTAGGATCAGATCAATATAATAGAATATTTAATTCAAGTGTAGCAAAAACTCCAGAAAAAGGATCATCTCCTGGTGGGGGAGGAAATTCTCCAAAAGGACCTGGAGGGAGTAGCTCTAAGACTACTCCTGAAGATTCTGAAACAATGAAATCTGCAATAAGCACTGGAGTAAAAGCACGAACACAATACGCTTCCAGTTCTGAATTAAAATATCCCTCCCAGTATGATGGTAATGATTATTTGACAATCACTATGCTTCGTTATGTTGCAGACCCCAATCTTGGATTGGGGAAAAATCCAAATGCCACAGGAGAAGGTGAAGGAAATGTTTTAACCCTTAATCCAGATCTAGGTTTATCTAGACCATCTCAAAGATTAGCAGGGAAAAAAAATGTGCTAGCTACAATCAGTCTTCCAATACCCGCAAATTTAGTAGACCAAAATCCTGTTGGTTGGGGAAACGGTGATATAACTGCTCTTGAAGCTTATGGCGCTGGAGCTGCTGCTAGGTTGATGTCATCAGGACTTAATGTTGGAGCACAGGCAGGGGCAGAAGTTTCTGCTGCTGCGGGAGCACTTAGAAATAATAAAGATGCTGCTAAAACTCTAATTACCTCTAAACTTGCCGCCCAAATCATCGGCATAGACAGCAAAAACCTTTTATCAAGGTCAACTGGAGCAATTTTAAATCCAAACTTAGAACTTCTTTTTAATGGACCTTCATTGAGAATGTTTAATTTTAGTTTCAAAATGACACCGAGAGATCAAAAAGAAGCAATTGCTATTCGGAAAATCATAAGAACTCTAAAACAGGGAATGGCACCAAAAAGCACTGCGTCTGGAATATTTCTTGCTGCTCCAAATATATTTGAATTGGAATTTAAGTACGTTGATCCAAAAATTAAAGAAGCAACAGCTAAAAGGCATCCTTTTTTACCAGTTTTAAAACCTTGTGCTCTACAAAATTTATCCGTTAATTATATGCCAGATGGTTCTTATATGACTTATGGTGATGGTTCTATGATTGCTTATGATATGACTTGCTCTTTTGCTGAACTTGAACCTATCTTTGACCAAGACTACGATGAACTTGAAAAATCAGCTGAACAAGACTCACTCATAGGTTACTAATATGTACTTCAAAAAATTACCAAATATCAAATATCATACAAAATTACCTGGTAGCAATTCTAGTTTAGATTCTGTTATTGCAAAAAACCTTTTTAGAAGAGGAAAAATTCGTGCTGATATTTTCAATAATGTATCCTTATTTACAAAATATTCCATTATTGGTGATGAAAGACCCGAACAAGTTTCAGAAAAGTTCTATGGATCTCCTTTATATGATTGGGTTATCTTAATTTCCAATAATGTTATCGACATAACTAATGAATGGCCCTTAAGTCAACAAACTTTTTATGATTACTTAATTGAAAAATATGGATCCGAAGAGGCACTAAACAACATCAAATATTATAAGACTTTAGAAGTTACAAATTCAGCAGGTCAAATCGTACAAAATGAAGATTTGATTGTTGATGCAACTTTTTACAATAAGTCTAGTTTATCTGGTTTTGCTGCACTGGAATACTATGATGAAAATCTTGCATCTATGGTTCAAAAAGCAGGATCAGAAATTTCAATTCCAGTTACAAATATAGATTATGAAAATGAAATTAATGAAAATAAAAGAAATATATTTATCTTGAGATCTCAATATCTTCAAGATGCATTAAACGATCTTGAAGATATTGGAACTTATAAACAATCTTCAGATTATATTTCAGATAGTCTGAAGAATACTGATAATATTTACACTACCAGTGTTTAATCACTCTTCAGCAAGTCGTTGAAAATAGGACAGAGCATCATCTTCATCTTCATCGTTTGAAGGACGACGAACGGAAGTTTCCACTGAAGGAAGTTCTGGTTTAGGATGACGTGAAGAGAAGTCGGGAGTATAAGACCCACGATCATTGTCTTCGTCGTCAACTTCCTCATCAATGCGATGTTGTTGAGGTTTGGTATTCAGAACATAGTTAAGACGCTTCTCAAGTTCATCGTAAGTCTTGAACTGATCAGCAGCAAGGAACTGAGTAAGAGAGTATTCTTTCTTCCAGAGCCCTTCAAGGGCATCGTCATCACTCAGCAGAGGAGAAGGGCGATCAAACTCAGACTTGTCATAATTCCAGTAACCATCTTTCTTTACAATTTTTAGTTTGAAGTTTGCACCTTGCCAGAAATCAAAAGGATTGATTGCTTCTTCATCCTCAAACTCAGGTTGCATTGCACCCATAATCTTATCAAAGATCTTCTTACCAAATTTATAAAGGAATACTTTTCCCTCATTTTGAGGATTAGCGGGATCTTTTACAATATAAATGTTGACGTAGTAAGACAGTTTGCGTTTTTGTTTACGTACAGTTTCTTTATCTTTATCATTACCACTATTCCAGAGTTCACGATTGTAATCTGAAACAGGATCTTTTTGATTTAGAGTAGTCAAACTATTTTCAATGTACCATCCACCAGGACCTTGAAATGCGTGACTCCAAACTTTAGACCAAGGGAGATCTTCACCTTCGGGAGCAGGCAGAAACCGAATGGTCGCAAAACCATTTCCCACTTTATCTACCTCAGGTTTCCAAAACCTTTCATCTGCAACTGATTCTCCAGCACTAATTTTTTCTACTTCTTTTACTAACTTAGCAGTAAGCGAACCAAGTTTAGATTGTTTTTTAAGATCTGAAAAGGACATTTGTATTCTCCGTATTAGTTGTATTTGTTGGATTACTTTTGTATTTTAATGTGTAGGTCAATTTTTGTCAACCTGCTTTTTTGTGTTTTCTAAAATAACTTTCATATTATCAAGAAGAGTAAACAAGTCAACATTACGAGGCATTCCCATTTCAATTGCGTGATCGATAATGCGTTGCTTCATTTCCTGTGCTTCTGGATCATCAGATAAACTAAGTCTGGTATATAAAACTTTTTGAGCTTCTATCAATCGCTCTAAAGACTCAAGATGTTCTAATCGCCCTTCTTTATCCATCAAGGCAAAACCAAACATATTATCGTATACTTCTTTTTGTAGTTCAGAAAGTTTACGAACTTCTTCTTGAACGATATCGGAACTAAAAAAACTCATACCTTACCTAAGACAACTTCTTTCACAATTCTTCTATATTCAAACACATCAATATTTATGAACGGTTTGTATTTTTTAATCCTCATACTTACAAGTTTCCAAACAGGATCTAGTAACTTTTTATCAAAGTTCTTAGAGTAAAAAAAGATATCATCATAGATTACCATTGTTTCAAGAGAAGTGTTTTTACTCAAAAAACTTTTAAGAAGGATTGGGTGACCTTTAGTACAATCAAATATATCATCTAATTTGTTTTTTGAGAATAACTTTTCAGTTTCTTCCTTAAATCTATATTTTAATCCTTGGATTCTTTTTTGCCACTCTAAGTAATTTTGATTTCCATTTCTAATGATGTCACCAATCCAAAGTGAATGTGGGTCATCACACAAAGCAAAATTAGCAATAAAAAAATTTTCTACTTCTTTATCACTTTTTTGTCTAGAAGTTTTTTCAAAAAAATAACGGTCTTTACGTTTGTAAAAAGACTCTAATGTTGCTTTTGATTTACCACAATACTTATGATAATCATATGAAATTTTTGTAAAATGATTCTTAAATGCCAAATATGTTTTATAACAATCAAAAGGAGTCATTAAAACTTTAACATAGCCTTACTTGTTTTTTTAAGAAAATTAAGTTGAGTTGCTTCAAATTTTAATTTTTCTTTGAGGGGTTTTGAAATCAATTTAGGAATTGTCTCTAACTCCACAGAGTTTTCCTCACAAAATTGAAGTATAGCATCAATATAAGATGTTTGATTTTCTTTTACAATTGTTTCAATTTTTTGAGAAAATTTATTAGAACATAAAAATTTTTCCTCTAAAGCTTTAGTGACGGGATCTTTCATTATGGTTTTGTATTACAAACTTTTTAATGTATTGTACTAATAGTTTAATATACTCTGTTTTATTTCTTTTGTCAAATATTTTTACATCACCATTTGGAGTTACCATAATAGTGATAAGTTTGACAGGAGGTATCTCTGTTAATTCATAGTAAGCAGCAGCATAAAACATTTCTTGAACGAAATAATTTTCAATCCACTCTTCAGGTTTAATTTCATCTGAAGTTTTAAAGTCGATAACTGCTAGTTCACCTTCATATTCAGCAATACAATCTACTCTTCCAGCAACTCCAAAATATTCTGAGTAAAGAGTTCTCTCAATTGCGTGAATATTATTTATCTTGTCAAGGTAAGGTTTTGCATAAAAAAACATGAATTTTGTTAATGGTTTATAATCATCCCAATTTAACTCTTTGTTCTCAAGATAGTCTTGACATACTTGGTGAAAATCGGTTCCCCTTGCTGCAGCTTTTCTGCTGATTTGATTTGCTTTTTCTTCACCAACTCTTTTACGCCATTCTAATATTTTTTCTTTTTTGAAAAATCCTGTAACTGTAGTAATGGAAGGCACCCAATTTCCACTTGGAAGTAAGTAGAAACGAGTGCCATTTTCTTCTTTTTTCTGTAATTCAAGTTCTCCAATATGGTTCAGATGAGTAAATGTCATAAATTAAGACCTATCTTTGCCATAATATATTCTTTTACAATACCAGAACGAACAATGTCCTCAACACCAAACTCAATCATATCAAATGAAGGCATCTCACGAAGTATTCTCATAAAATCAATAATTCCATTTCTCTCATTTGTCTTAACTAAATCTGATTGAGTAGCATCTCCACAGAAGCAAATACGACTATCTTCACCGACACGAGTGATAATACTATCTAACTCATGGAAGTTTAAGTTTTGAAATTCATCTACAATAATAATTGCTTTATCTAGAGTTGTTCCACGCAAAAATGATGTGCTCCAGAATTTAATCGTTTCTTGTGCTTTTAAATTACCATAGAGCATTTCAAAGTCAGCATCAGAAGGCATTTGGAACATGTACTTTACCATATTCTTATAAGGAATTTGATAAAGTGCAGATTTATCTTCATGATCGCCAGGAAGAAAACCAATTTCCCGAGTAGCAACAAGAGACCTGACGATATAAATTCTTTCGTAAGGAGTTTTTTCGTCTAAAACATCGCAAAGTGCATTATAAAGTGTAATGAATGTTTTACCTGTTCCAGCGCATCCATAAGCAACTAAGTGTTGTCCTTCTGTGTAAGCATCAAATAGTTTTTTTTGATTATCTGTAAGTGGATCGATATCAATTAGAAGGTCGGAATTAATTGGTTTCTTACGTTTTATTTGTTTTGCAGTCATACCAACTCCGATTGGTTGGTCATTCGTTCTTCTTTTTCTTGCCATAGGTTCAGACTGGTTTTACGCGAGATCCTGGAGCTTTTGATGCTTTATGCAAAACATCATTCCAACCTGGGTGAGTTTTTTTGAGTTTGTCATAAACCTCACCCAACTCACCCGAGTTCGGACAAGTTGATGGATCTGACCAGTCTCTGTCCCAATCAGGATTATCTTGTTTCCACTGATCCCAATCATGGACGCTCATCTTGACTTCTTTCTGCTCACCAGTTTGCCTATTAACAACGGGATATACTGCCATATATTTTCATAAAGTGTAAGAATATTTAGTCTATACGAATGGATGGTGCGTCCACACATTCATCACATCCATCACGCTTCCAACCAAGTGCTTCCGATACAGCAGGAAACTGACAGGTGAATATACAACGAACTGCTTCTGCGATTTCCATGTGTTCCTTCTGAGTTCCATGAGAAGAACGCAAGTCTATGTAGTGAATCCAGGAACGCACGGAACCCGTCATATACAGGCGTGTGGGCGTTGCTAGAGGCAGCACAAACCTAGCACACTCTTTTGCGACTCCTGCCTCTAGAAGGCGATTATAGAGGTGTAGAGCATGTTCAAAATGAACACGAATATCTTCACTCAAAACCAGTTTCAGATAGTCTGGAATATCATCAATACTATTCTGACGATTCTTATCATCTTGCCGCCGAAGTTCTGGAAGAGGAATCGTCTTGCTCAGGAGATTCGTATCAGCATAGCGTTGTGAAAACTCTTGATAGGTGAATGATCGATGACGAAGTATTTGAGCTGCGATACCACGAGTGGTGTTAATCTCCACAGTCATTGTTGCCTGCTCAAAGATACTCCAGTGTTGATGCTGAATACAATACTTGAGTAGTCCAGAGAACTTTTCGCTCTCTTGATTTGCAGGATTACTCACCCGAGCACAATATGCCATGTGCTTCTCTGCATCAGGTGTAACGCTGATTAGTTTTACTTCTGGTTTCATATACTCAAATTCAGTCTGGATATCCATCATCATCACCATCATAAAACACTTCGTCGTACTCGCTAATGTAAGGTGCTACTTCTTCATAGTTCGCTCTATAAGCATCTACGTCTGAATAAATCTCAGATTTTAAAGAGTCCACTAGTAACTCTAGATTATGAACAATCAGTTTAAGTCTTTCTTTATCCATAATAATACATAGTCTTCAAGTATTTTACTACAAAAAAAGGAGGGTGTAAACCCTCCCCTGTTAATCAGTATTTATACAACCATTGAATATAGGTTGAAAGTAAGATTGTCCCTAGAGATATAGTAGCAGTTAAAGATATAACGGTTTGTGCCATTACTTTGCTCCTACTAGTTGTGCTAGTTGTGCTTGATGACGACGCTCCTCTTTTTGCTTTTGTTCCTTAATCAATTGTAGGAAGTTAAGTTTTTTCATTTCTTCTCCTCCCAGTTCCAGTTGTTACAAGGACGATAAGCAACACCACGATATGTGTTTGATGGATGCGATGGAGCATGTGTTTGTGAATACCACTTACGATATTCTAGTTTCGGAGTGTGAGTGTTATACTTCACACCACGATAGGTTGCTGTCATCCCTTGGTCCCCTCTTTTACAAATTTGACCCCACGATAGGTCTCATTGTATTGTTGAGGTTGTTGTTGCATTTGCTGTTGATATGCGATACGCTTTTCGGTATCGTATTCAACGCCACGGTATACGACTTT